CCGGGTGATCCTGACAAGCCGTTCGTGTCGGTGTTCATGGATCCGGTGAAGGCTCGGGAGGCGCAGGTCGACAAGACGGAGACGTACAAGGCGAAGCGGGCTGAGGCGCAGCGTCAGGCGATCGAGGCTGCGCGGACTGCGTTGGAGCCGGCGGTGGATGGTGCTGAGGCTGCGTTGCAGTCGGAGGCGTTGGATGGCAAGACGAACGAGGAGTTGGCCGATCTGCAGGTGAAGCGGATGGCGAAGATCGTGTTGTTGGGTGGGCGTGCGTTTGTGCCGACCACGTTGAAGGAGGCGACCGATTCGGCGCATACGTGGTCGCAGGTCGCGAAGAACGAGTCGTTGCGGAAGGGCAAGATCAAGGACGAGTTGCCGGAGGATGACACTGCGGTGCAGAAGGCGGCGAAGGAGTTGCAGCGTCTGCATCGTCGTTTGTCGGTGTTGCCGACCCCGAAGGTGGGTTGATGCGTCGTTTCGGGTTCCCTCTGCTCGTCGTGGTGTTGGCGTCGGTGCTGCTTGTTCTGTCGTCGTGTCAGCCGGTGGCGCGGTGTTATGACCGCGAGTTTCGTGGTGGTGGCGTGATCCGGGTGTGCCGATGAGCGCGCAGCCCGAACCCGAGTGGCTGTGCGACATCGTCCACTTCGACGTGGCGCCAGACGGCACGGCCACCGTCGCGACTCGCCCGGCCGACTGGGTGCTGATCGGCGAGGCCGGCGACTTCGCGGTCTGCGATGAGCACCACCAGGCCATGCGTGATCCCAGCCCTCAATGGCGCCAGGTCGCCAAGGTCGCGTCGTGACGACTGCGATTCCGTTGGAGGATTTCGAGGCGCTCGCTCTCGACGAGGACGTGTTGGCGTCGTTCGGGTTGTTGGCGCCGGATGAGCAGGCGACGTATCTCGAGTTGATCGAGCAGGCGTTGTCGGGGGTGTGGGTGTTGACCCCGAAGCAGGAGTTGGCTGAGGTGTTGTGGAACAAGGTCGACTGGCTGCTCTACGGCGGCAGTGCGGCGGGTGGGAAGTCTGAGTTCGCGTGTCACCATGCGAACCGGTTGTCGTTGGAGGTGCCCGGTCACAACACGTTGCTGATCCGCCAGTCGATCCCGGAGCTCCGTCGGTCGTTGATCCTGCGGCTGTTGGCGCGGGGCCGGCAGTTCGAGTTGCCGATGCGGTTGCGGAAGGTTGATGGGCAGACCGGTTTCCACTATGAGAACGGGTCGCTGATCGAGTGCGGCTATCTCGCGACGGATGAGCATGTCGGCAACTACCTGTCGGCCGAGTACGACGCGATCATCATTGACGAGGCGACGCAGTTGATGCCGGATCACATCGTCGCCCTCTCCGCGCGTCTGCGCACCACCAAGAGCAAGGCTGCGAAGGGCGCCCGCCCGCATTTGGGGTTGTTCACGAACCCTGGTGATGTGGCGCACGCGTTCATGTACAACCTGTTCGTGGTGCCAACGGATTACGGCAACGAGGTGACGGTGTTCAACGTCGCGAATGGGATCGAGCGGGCGTTCCCCGTCCGCAGCTATCGGGCGCCGATCGCGGTGCGTGAAGCCAGTTTCGATGAGATCGAGGACGTGTTGATCCCGTGGGCCGAGAGCCTGACGATCGAGTGTGATCCGGAGACCGAGCTTGCTGTCGCGTTCGTCCCCAGTCGGGCGACGGACAATCCGCACATCGACCGCGGCTACCTCAAGTTCTTGAACGCGCTCCCTGACCGCCGGCGCCGCCAGCTGCGTGATGGCGATTGGGATACGTTCGAGGGCCAGTTCTTCGAGGAATGGTCGCGCGACCTGCACGTGGTGCCGGCGTTCGAGATCCCTGAGCATTGGCCCCGAGCTCGTGGCGCCGACTACGGCAGCTCGGCGCCGTGGGCGTGTTATTGGGGTGCGTGGGAACCGAACACTGGTGACTGCTACATCTACCGCGAATGCTACGGGGCTGGGTTGACGCCGGCGCAGCAGGGGAAGTTGGCGAAGGACGCGACGACGCAACCGCGACTCGATGGCACCGTGTTGAAGGAGTCGTATTTTGCGACGGTGGGTGATCCGTCGGTGTTCTCGAACACCCGCGGTCAGGGCAAGTCGATCGCCGATCTGTGGCGTGCTGCCGGGTTCACGGTGTCGCGTGCGAAGAACGCCCGGGTGGCCGGCTGGGCGAACATGCGCCAGTACCTGTGGGACCACGAGAAGAACGATGGTGCGGGTGGGCCGCGGGTGTTCATTTTCGACACGTGCCCGGATCTGATTCGGACGTTGCCGTTGCAGATGCGCGACAAGGACAATCCTGAGGATTTGAACACGAAGCTCGAGGATCACGCTGTGGACGCGTTGCGGTATCTGTTGGCGTTGCGGCCGTTGCAGGCGCAGCGGCGGGAACCCAAGACGGGCAAGACGATCGACGGACGATTCCAGCATCTGATGTCGCAGTTCGATAAGCGAAAGAACCGGAGAATGTGATGGACGTGAGACAGGGTTTCCAGGCGGCACCAGGGAAGTGCTTTGTGTGTTCGACACCTGACCCGACGGTGTGGTGCATCGACTTGTGTCAGGACGATCCGGCGCAGGTGCGTCGTACCCGTGTGTACATGTGTGCGTCGTGTGTGGTGGCGGCGGCGAAGCAGTTGACGCCGTACACCGATGTGCACCTGATGTCGGGTGACGTGCTGGCGGGGATGACCGCGGAGGCGTCGCAGGCTGAGGGCTACCTGTTGCGTGCGGAGGCTGCGGAGGGTCGGCTTGCCGAGTTGGCCGAGTTCGTGAAGGCCGGTGCGGTCTGATGGGTCGGCAGTTGTCGCCGCGTCTGATCGCTCAGGTGATCGAGAACGCCGATGTGGTGCCCCCGAAGCCGGGCATCCTTCGGCCGCGTGATCGGCGCAAGACGAAGCAGTTGCAGGCTGAGATTGTGGCTGCCGAGTGGCCGCATCATCTGGCGCGTTTGCAGGCTGCGGATGCGAAGCGCGCCCGCCGTCGCGAGCGGAACCGGCTGGTGGCGTGATGGCGCTGTCGTATTGGAGCGTGCTGCGGGCGATGGCGCTGATGGGGCTGTTGCCGCCGGCGCCGCGTGTGAAGGTTGAGGCGCCGGCTGAGGTGCAGCAGCATCGGAAGGACGCTGCCGAGCTCAAGCGCGAGCGTCGCCGTCAACGGAATCGGCAGGCTGTCTGATGTGGCAGAACCTGTTGCTCGCCGGGATCGTCGGCTGGGTCGCCCGAGGCGCCGTCACCCCGATACGCACCCGAATCCGTCGCGGGCGTGGCATTGTTGATGCGATCACGAACAAGACCGCTCGCGACCGGAGACGCGTACCTGACGTCACGGAGATGCCATGACCCCCGCCGAGTACACGATCCCCACCGCATCCGAAGTGCGTGCCCGCTGGCAGAAATGTGTCGACGACAGCCTCGCGCTGCGACGCAACTACTGGCTCAACGAGTCGTTCTTCCACGGCGAGCAATGGGTCGGCTACAACGCCGACGTCCACGAGCTCACCGTGCTCCCCTTCCGCACCGTCGAGGAAGCGTCGAAGCGCACCACGGTCAACAAGTTCAAGCCTCGCACCGTCCAGTTCGAGGCGCGCATGTTGCGCACCCCGCTCGAGTTCGAGCCGCGTCCGGAGGGTGTGGATGCGGAGGACATCAAGCGGGCGGGGATCGCCCGGCAGGTGTTGCAGGTGGAGGCGCATCGTCGGGATTGGGAGCAGATCCGTGCCGACGAAATCCACTACGCCATGCTCGGCGGTGTCAGCGCGGTGGCGGTGGAACCGGATTGGGAGTACGAGCAGATCCCGGCGCCGAACGCGATGGACGGCGAGATGATCGCTCAGCCGTCGCGGCCGGCGGTGAAGTTCACCGCGTTGTCGGCGACCGAGTTCGGGATCGAACCCGGCGCCCGCACGTCGGTGGAGGCCGGCTGGTGGATGCGGTGCACGTCGTTGACGCCGGAGCAGGCGCAGGAGGTGTACGGGCTCGATGAGCGTCCGTCGGCTGACGGGCAGACTGCGACGTCGGCGATTCACCGGCAGCTGCTGACCGCGGGGCGTCGTGGGAACACGTCGTCGAACGTGTGCATGGTCTACACCCTGTACGAGCGCCCGTCGAAACGGTCGCCCGGCTGTGTGCTGCACGTGATAGGCGACAAGATCGTCCGCAAGACGGAGTGGCCGTTCCCGTGGTCGGACGAGTTGAACGTGTGGACGTTCTTCCAAACCCGGATGGGTGGCACCTGGAAGGGCGACACGATCCTCAACGATGCCCGCCAGTTGCAGTTGAACCTGAACCGGGCGTACACGACGATCAACAACCACATCGGCAAGGCGGACAACGCCCGCATGATCGTCCCTGAGGGCACGCTGGTCGATGAGGACGACGAGATGACCGGCGAGGCTGCGGAGATCATCCGGATCAACGCTGAGGCGAACGCACCGTCGTGGATGCAGCCTCCGCAGATCCCTCGCTGGTTGCGTGAGCACATCGTTGCGACGCAGGAAGAACTCGACGACCTGTTCTCTGCGCACGCTGTGTCGCGCGGTCAGGCGCCGGGTGATCGGAACTCGGGTCTCGCTCTGTCGATCCTCGCTGAGAAGGACGAAACCCCGTTGGGGATCATGGTCGCGAACCAGCAGCGCGGCTGGCAGTGGCTCGCCGAGAAGCACCTGCGCCTGACGAAGCACCTGCTCGACACCGCCGCGGCGCATCCGGAGAATCCGCTCGAGTTGGGCCCGTTCAACGATGTCGTGATGACCGACAACGATGATGCGCAGAAGGTCGAGTGGTCGGCGGCGGACATCGCGGAGCATCCGATTGTGCATGTGCCGATCGAGTCGGTGATGCCTCGTTCGCAGGCGGCGGTGCAGCAGCAGATGGTGACGCTCGCTCAGACTTTCCCTGAGCTGTTCCAGTCGATGTCGCCGGGGCAGTTGGCGACCGTGTTGCAGACACCGGATCCGACTGCGTTCACGCGTGTCGCGAATCCGCAGTTGACGCTCGCCGAGTGGGAGAACGGGCGGATGGTCGTCGGGAAGATGGATGAGGAAGTCGAGATCGCCGATTGGCATGACCACGACGTCCATGTGCAGACCCACAACGCGCTACGCGCGTCCGCCGCCTACCGCAACGCGTCGCAAGAGGTGCGCGGGTACATCGACTTGCACATCGACGCGCACGCCCAACTGCAGCAGCAGCAGATGATGGCGCAGATGCAACAGCAGATGCAGCAACAGCTGATGATGCAGCAGCAACAGATGTCGCCGGCGGATGCCGGCGCTGAACCCCAACCGGAGGAAGTTCCCGCATGAGCCCGAACCCGAACATGGCCCCCGAGCCGCCCGCCGCCCCTGCAGCACCCGCGACCCCCGCTGCCGCGGATGCGCCGAAGGACTACGAGGCGCTGTATCGGCAAGCCGTCGCCGAACAGGTCGCCGAGCGTGAGCGGTACAAGCCGTTCGCCCAGTCGTACGGGGCGCTCGACCAGTCGTCGCAGCAGGCGATCCTCGCGCTCGCGCAGGCCGCTGCCGAGGGTGACACCGACGCGATCGCTGCGTGGGCTGAGGGGACGTACAAGAACCTGACCGGCTCCGAGATCGCCGCGAAGATCGCCGCCGCACAACAGGCACCTGTCGCTCCCGCCCCGATGGGTGGCGCTCCCGCTCCCGAGGCCCCTGCCGCGCCGGCGGGGATGACGCCGGAGCAGGTGGCCGAGATGGTGCAGCAGACGATCCGCCGCGAGCAGATGGCCCAGTCGATCGCGACCGAGCTCGCCGGCGCCGGGCACACCCCCGAGTCGGCTGCGGGGCGGACGATCCTGTCGTACGCGCAGCAGACCCGCCTGCCGATCGCCGACGCGATCCAGTGGTACAACAACGAGCTCGCACAGAACTATGCGCGACTCGTCGCCGGCGGTCAGCAGGTCGCTGCCGCCACCCCGCCGCCCGTCGCCGGTGGCGCACCCGCTGCAGCAGTGCCGGCAGCGTCGGCGAAGGAACGGGCACTCGCGCGCCTGCAGGGTGGCCGCGTCTAAACCGAGGATGCTTGCTACGACCTGTTCGGTCGTGTATCGTGCGTCTCACAACACACCGTCGTGGATTCGACGGCAGACAGAGCGAGGTGGATTCCGAGCTCAAGGCGCGTGTTGAGGTTCCGTCACGGTGGATTCCGGGGTAGGGCCGAGCGAGGTGGATTCCGAGCTCGGGACGTGGGACTGAGAAGCAATCGGCAGAGAGCCAGCACCGATCCGGTGCGTGTGCGCCTGCCTTCCCGTTTCCCCTCCCCTTCTCCACAAGGAGCAATCCGATGGCAACTTCCGAACAGGTCGACGCAATCCTGCGCGACGACTACCGCGATGTGTGGGACCAGCTGAACAACGCCGCATGGCTGCTGGCACAGATCGAGACCAAGCGTGACACCGTGGACGGCCGACTGGCCCGCCACGCCGTGCACACCGGCCGCTCCGGCGGCATCGGTGCCCGCCGTGAGGGTGTCGCCCTCCCCGCCGCCGACCGTCAGCGTCACTCCACCGTGCCGGTCCCGGTCCGCTGGAACACCGCCCGCATCCAGCTCACCGTCCAGCTGATGAAGATGGCGACCGGCAACCCCGGCGCGTTCGTCAACGCTCTCGACAACGAGATGGGTGGCATCAAGAACGACGCGATGCGCGACATCAACCGTCAGCTGTACGGCACCTCGAACGGTGTCATGGCCACGTGTGGCACCACCGCCACGTCGGCGACGATCCAGCTGCTCTCCACCACGACCGACGCACAGATGCAGCACTTCTACGAGGGCCGCAAGATCGACGTCGGGACCGTGGCATCGCCGCAGACCGTGACCTCGAACCGGGAGATCACTGCGGTCGACACGACCAACAAGACGATCACCGTGTCGGGCGCAACCCTGTCGACGACCTCGGGCACCCACTTCATCTTCAACTACAACTCGGGTGGCGCCAGCGACAACTCGGGCACCCAGGACGACGGCCAGTCGGAGTGCACCGGCCTGCAGACCATCCTGTCGGACACCGCGACCCTCCACACGCTCACGGTGGCGGCGGTGCCGATCTGGAAGGCGAACGTGTACGCCAACTCGGGCACCAACCGCCCGATCTCGGACACGCTGATCGACGCCGCACTGCTCAAGATCACCGCGAAGGCCGGCGAAACCCCGGACGCGATGGTCTCGAACATCGGTGCGTTCGTCGCCGGCAAGGGCGTCCTGTCCGCCTACCAGCGCAACATCGACACCGTGGAGATGAAGGGCGGCTTCACCGGCATCCGTTGGAACACCCCCGGCGTCGCCGGTTCCGGTGCCCGCGATGTCGTGTGGACCTGCGACTTCGACGCCCCCGCCAACCGGCTCGAGCTCATCAACACCGGCAAGCTGGTCTGCCATCAGATCGCTGAGGGCTGGGAATGGATGGACGAGGACGGCGCGATCCTGTCGCGTGTCCCCGATCAGCTGGCGTACGAGGCCGTGTTGTACACGTCGCTCGAGCTGGCCTGCGTGCAGCGCAACGCTCACGGTTCCATCCAAGACCTCGCCGAAGTCTCGATCTGAGTCTCGCTGTGCAGTGTGCTGACGGGCGTGGGCTCTCCGGTCCCCGCCCGTCAGCCTCCCCCCGAAAGGAATCCTGATGGCTCTCACAGTGACTCTCGATCAGCCTGGTCCCCGCCTGTTGGGCAACCGCCGGTATGTGACCGGTTCGGTGACGTTCGATTCGTCGTATCCGACGGGTGGCGAATCGTTGCCGCTCACGGCGCTCGGCCTGAACGTGCTCGAGAACCTCGACATCACGAACGTCGCTGCGGCGTCGACCACGAACCATGTCGTTGCGTGGAACAAGTCGCAGACGGCTCCGCTGCTGCTCGCGTTCTACGGCGACAACAACAACGCGTCGGACGGCAACCTGATCCAAGTGCCGAACACCACGGACCTGTCGGCGACGGTGTGCCGGTTCGCTGCGACCGGCTGGTGATCGCTGGTGGCTGACGATCGCCTCATGTCCCGGTTCGCTGCGAACGGCACCCTGTGGATGACGCCTGCGACGATCGGCGCGCTGCTCGACATCGACCGGCGTGTGAAGGACGGCGACGAGTCCGGCTGGCGTGGCGACCCGACGATGGGGTTGTTCTACAACCAGCAGCTCGCCCGGTTCGAGGTGTGGGGTCTCGACGTCACCGGCAAGGAGTATCTGGCTGCGGCGAACGAGAACCTGGACGTTCGGATCATCGAGCAGCTCCGCAATGGGGCTCCTGAGAACGATCCGTTCCAGCGGGTGATCGACAACAACCTGCGCATCAAGGCCGAGGCCGAGAAGGCTGAGCGTGAGCGTGTTGCTGCGTTGGCCGACAAGTTGGCGTGGGGTATCCGCCAGGACTTCGGGCAGCACTTGGGTGGCAAGAAGATCATGCACGCCGTCACCGAGGACCACAAGATCAAGGAGACGGCGCCATGCAACTGAACGTCGAGAGCGCAGCATTGGACTCTGCGAACGATGCGGTCACGATCGAGCTCACCGATGGTGCGACGATGGTGGCGTTCGAGCTCGTGTACGGCACCCTGTCGGGTTCGACGGTGACGTTCGAGGCGCAGGGCCCGTCCGGTACGTGGTATGCGCTGGGTGTCACTCCGTCGACCGGTGCAGCTGTCGCCACGACGGCGACCGCCGCCGGTCTGTGGCAGGCGAACGTTGCCGGCTTCCGGTCGGTGCGGATGCGTCTGTCGACCGCTGGCACCGGTGCGGGCACGGGCTACGCCATCACGGGGCGGTGATCGTCGGTGAACCGGGGCGAACTGCGCACGGCTGTTGCTGCGCGTCTCGCGATCGCCCCGACGGGTGACGGTCTGCTGACCACGACCGAGCTCGATCGGTGTGTGAATCAGGCGTTGCGTGACCTGTCCGATGTGAAGCAGTGGCCGTGGCTGCTCACCTCCGCAGCACTCGTGTTCGTCGATGGGGTGGCCGCGTTCCCGACCGATCCGGCGGTGGTGCATCTGCGCGAGCTCACGATCAACGACCGGCGTGCGAAGAAGGCATCGTCGCTGGGCGAGTTCTTGGATTCGCTCACCGGTGCCGGCCGGCATGTGTGGTTCTACGAGGGGACCGACATCAAGCTCGCACCTGTCCCGTCGACCGCGCCGACGTCGGCGACCTTGTACTACCTGCAGGCGGAACCGGAGCTCACCGAGGATGGTGTGTCGCCGTTGGCGCCGTCGCAGTATCACAACGTGGTTGTGGCCCGCGCTGCGTATCACGCTGAGGTTCGCCGCTCCAAGTGGGAGTCGGCTGCGCAGCACAACGGCGAGTACGAGGCCGGGTTGCGTCGGATGGGTAGCGCCCGGTTGACGACTGGGCCGCGTGCGGTGCGTGCTGTGGGTTCGACCAGCTGGGCGGTGTGGTGATGGCTGGCAAAGAGTTCGAGGTGGAGTGGTCCGATTTCTCGGGTGGGCATTGGTTCGGGAACCGGGATAGCAAGCAGCCGAACAACACGTACGTGGGCGACGACATGATCGTGTGTGCCGCGGACGGGTTCTTGATGCCGGGTTCCGAGCTCACCATTGACGCGGATGGCACTTCGACGGCGGGTGCGTCGTCGGCGTCGACTCCGGTGGACTACGGCTATCTCGCGTTGAACGGCGACAAGCTGTGCTACGGACGCCGGGGCGACTCGTCGAGCATGGATTTCGTGTACGACGGCACCCTGTACAACTCGGGAACCTTGCGGCCGTACGCCTGGCCGATCCACTTCAACGGCAAGATCATCCAGCCGTTCAATCAGACCGGACCGACCCTGAACCGGCTCGGGATCTTCGACCCGGTGGCACTAACGCTGAGCGTCACCACGACCCTGTACGGCGGCGAGGGCATCTACGCGTGGGACGCATGGGCGCTGTCCACGTCGGGCAACCGCATATACTTCTGCGCCCCCTACGACCCGACGTCGTGGAACAGCAACGACTACATCGACGTCGGCGACGCTGACGCCACGATCCAAACCATCGTCCCGACCGTCCAAGGGCTGCTTGTCGGCACGGCGACGGGCTGGTGGCAGATCAACGGTGTCCTCGGGCAGACCACCACGAAACGGCAGATCACCACCAAAGGCGTCGCGGTCGCCGGCGGTGTCGACGTCGATGCCGGGATCTTCTTCATGGCCGGCGGCAACCCCGACCAGGCTGCGGTCCGGCTGCTCTCCGGTACGCAAACCCCGACCGCACTGTGGGATCCGAACGCGACGTTCAACGGTGTCGACCGCATCGTCCGCGTCGGCGGGCATTACGTGTTCGCCGTGACCGACACCACCGGTGTGATCTACATGTGGTCCGAACACACCCGGAACTGGCGTCGCATCCAAGCACCCACCGCCGACGACCTCGGGTTCATCAACGACATCGTGCAATACACCGTCGCATCCGACCCCGGGGCTGGCGCGACGCAGGCGTTCATCGCCGCACGCGGTGACGTCACGTCGAACTACAACCGCATCCGGATCTACACGTACGACATCGACCCGTTCAACCCGCCCGTGTCGGCTGGCGCGTACACCCACGCGACCGTCGACCTCGCGCCGTACGACCATCGCCGGCCGTTCACGATCGACGAGGTGATCGCCGAACTCGACTGCGGTACCACCGCGACCACTGCCACCCGGTCGTGTGCGGTCACGATGAAGGCCGGTTCCCCGATCGTCGACTTCCAATCCGACCTCGCCGCGCTCTCAGCGAACGCCGCGCAGACCCGGACGTACACGCTGCCCACGATGGCCTCCACGGCTGGTGAGCGACCTGTGGTGCGGTTCACCCCGAACGAGGCTGGGCCCACGATGTCGGCCACCCCGAACGTCCGTCTCCAAGGTGTGAAGCTGCGCCGGCTCATCATGCGTTGCCGGGAGGTGGCGTGATGCGCTTCGCGTTCGTTGACCGCTGGCAGACGTCGCTGCGCGACCTGTTCGAGCAGAAACCGTCGAACGAACGACTGCTCGCGCTGCTCGAGGCGCGTGACCGCGAGTTGGAAGCCTTCTTGGCTGGGCCTGGTTGGGAGGACTGGGAGCCTGCCGAGTTGACGATCGTGGTCGGCAACGGCACGCAGATCGCCCGGAAGCGGGTGCATCCGGATGGGACGGTCGATTTCAACTGGTCGCTCGTGCTCGGTTCTACGTCGTCGATCACGTCGCCGGCGAAGATCACGCTTCCTGTCCCGGCGGCTGGGAAGCAGACCGCGCCCGCCTACTACCTGGATAACGGCACCCGGCATTACGTCGGGGTGTGCGAGATGTCGGGTGTGGATGGCCTGTTCTTGCATAGCGAGTCGGGCAACAACGGGATCGTCGGGCCGACTACGGCACCGATGACGTGGGTTGCGGGCGACGTGATCCAAACAGCAGGAACCATCGAACCGGAGGAAACGTAGTGACCACGATCCAACACCTCAACGCGCTGCAGGAAACGAACGGCGGCTACTACTTCATGGAGCGTGGCCGGCTGTTCGGCCCGCACGCGAACTGGAAGCCGATCCCGGAGAACAACACGCAGCCGGCGATCGTGCCGCACAGCGTGATCCTGCACACCAACGCGGGCAGCAAGCCCGCCACCTGGCTGAACCTGCACGCATGGGTGTCGCGCGCCGACGTCACCGGAGAGCCGCACTTCCAGGTCGACAACCTCGGCCACATCGGCCAGTTCATGAGCATCGAACGCCGAGCCGACTGCAACTACAGCGCGAACTCGTGGCGCACCAGCGATGGCTCCCTGCACGGCGCCATCTCGATCGAGACCGGCGACCTCGGTGCGGCGACGGTGGAGACGACCCCGTGGAACCTGCCGCAAGTCGCGGCGATCATCGGGATCTGCACGGCTGCTGCGGTGCAGTACGGGACCGGCTGCAACGAGGTGCTCAAGTGGGATGGTCACGGCATCGACTACCACACCAAGTTCCCGTACCAGGGGTTGACGAAGCCTGCGTGGACGAACGTGCGGGGCAAGACCTGCCCGGGTGCTGCCCGCAAGCTACAGACGCCGTACATCCGCCAGCAGGTCGCTGAGCGGGTCGGGGCGTACATCAACGAGTGTCGGAAGCGCGGCATCCCGCACGGCATCAAGGGGATCGACTGATGTTGAACCTGCCGCGCGCCACCACGGAGGTGCTCGTGATGATCGCCGCCGCGCTCGCGGCGCTCAGCGCGATCGGTCACTACACCCGGAAAGGTATCCGCATCGTGATGTCGTTCTTCCGGCGCATCGAGAAGGCGCTGACCAACGTGGAGAAGCAGTTGTACCCCAACGGGGGGGCGTCTCTGCGCGACGCGGTGAACCGCATCCAAGAACACCTCGGCATCGACGACATCACCCACGACGAACACGACGACACGAAGGACAACCAGCCATGAAGAAACTCGCCGAGATGATCCCGCCCAAGTGGCGGAAGCGCATCTACACCGTTCTGTACGCCGCGTCGGGCATCGAGCTCGCGTTGGATGCCGTCGACTGGGGGATCGTCGATGACGTCACCCAAGGCAAGGTGCTCACCCTGCTCGGCCTGCTCGGCTTCAGCATGGCATCGGCCAACACCAACACGAACACGAAGGAGATCCCGAATGTCTGACATCGCAGCCCCCCTCGAGCTCGCCGACCTCGCGCACACCGAAGTGTTCGCCGACCTCGCCGCGCCGACCGAATCCGAGATGAACCTGCAGTACGCGCTGCTCGTCCTCGCGCTCGAACGCGCCGAAGCGGCGTTCTACGCCGACAAGAACCCCGAGACGCAGGCCGCGTGGGAGCAGGCGCAGGCCGAGCTCCGGGCGTGTCGCATCCTGTGGCGATCGGTGCGCGAAGTCGCCACCGGGTTTGTCGCAGCACCTGTTCTCACCATCCTCTCGGTCCCCGAGAACCTGAGCGAAGGAGCCTAAATTGGCCAACGCAATCTATCCCGCTTTCAAGGCCGGCATCCTCCAAGGGACGTGGAACCTGTCGTCCGCGAACATCAAGGTCGCCCTCGTCGACTCGGCGGTGTACACGTACAGCTCGGCCCACGACTTCTTCAACGACGTCGCTTCGGTCGTCGCGAACTCGGGCAACCTCGGCACCAAGACCTTCACCGGCGGCGTGTTCGACTCGGCCGACCCCACCTTCACCGCTGTCACCGGCGCCGTGTCCGAACAGCTGATCTTGTACCTCGACACCGGCACCGCGGCGACCTCGCCGCTCATCGCTTTCTATGATACGGGCGTGACTGGGCTGCCGGTTACGCCGAACTCAGGCGACATCGGCGTGACTGTCAATGCGTCAGGTTGGCTGTCCTTGTGATCGGAGGCTGACTGATGGCGACTCGTTCGACGGTCTATCCGGCGCCGCAGACGGACGGCGACCTGGCGTCGCCGTGGACGTTCCCGTTCTACCCGTCACAGAAACGCGTGCAGGAGGTCGGCGGATGGATGACCACCGACGGCACCGGGGATCCGCATTCGGCGCAGGTCGCGCACGGCATCACGACGACCGGCGACTGGCAGCTGTCGTTCCTGGCCGATTCCGTGACCGGCGCGACGTGCGGGTTCCTTGTCGTGTCGACCGGATTGAACGGCTACTTCATCCGGTTCGGCACCGTCCTCGTCGTAGAAATCGTCACCGGCGGTGCCGCCGGCGCCGACATCATCAACGCAGCGCGCAACTCGTCGTCGGGCACCCCGACGTTCATCGAGGTGACGTACACGGCGAGCACCAACACGTTCGAGGCATTCGAGGATGGTGTGTCTCGCGGGACGGGCACCGAATCCACCTACGAAGCCACGAACAAGTCGGTGATCATCCCGGTGCTTGTTTCGTCGACGGCGCCGCTGATCCAAAACGCGTTCATTCAGGACTACATCGAGGTGCGGGGCACGTACCCGTTTCCGATCCAGCCGCCTGTCATCGGCCCCAACTCGACGCTGTACGGGCCGACGGTCACTCGTGGCACCGTGTTCGTGTTGCCGCCGCTCATCGGCCCCGGGTCGCAGGTGTTCGCGCCGACCGTCGTGCAGGGTGCGCAGGCGATCGCACCGCCACAGATCGCCGCAGCATCCACCCTGGCAGCCCCGACAGTGACACCTGGCGCCGTCACCCTCGCGCCTCCCGCGATCGGTCCGGGTTCGTCGCTCGCAGCGCCGACTGTTGTGCCTGGCCAGATCAACCTGTCGCCCCCCGCGATCGCGTCGACCGCTACGACGTCGGCGCCGACCGTCGTGCCGGGTGCGACCCAGTTGAGCGCACCGGTGATCTCGTCGACTGCCTCCCAGTTCGGGCCGACGTTGGTGCCCGGACCTGTCGCTCTCGTCATGTCGACCATCGCCGCGGGGAGCGCGACGTTCGAGCCGGTGGTGTTCCAGGGTGGGACGCTCGCGATGCCGACCATCGGCCCGGATTCGGTCCTTCATGCGCCGACGTTGACGCCAGGGCAGGTGCTGCTCGCAATGCCCACGATCGCGTCGGGTGCGGTGATGTACGCGCCGGTGGTCGTCCCGGTCGGCCCGCAGTTGGCTGCACCGGCGATCGCCGCCGGGTCGACGCTGTACGCCCCCGCGGTCACTGTCGGCGGTATCACCCTCTCGTTGCCGGCGATCGGACCCGGCTCGAGCTTGTATGCGCCGACGTTGACTGCGGGGGCGGTGCAGTTGGCGCTCGCGTTCATCGCGTCGACGGCGACGCTTCATGCGCCGACGGTGACGTTGGGTGTCCCGTTCGTCGATTCCGGCACCATCGAGCTCTCCGTGTCCGCTGCGCAGGTGTTCCTGTCGGCGATACTGGCCACACTCACCATCGACGCCGAGCAGGCCGAAATCATGATCGGAACCCCATGAGCGACCAATCCGTACTCATCGGCACCTACCCTGTCGGCGCCGCACCAGCGTTCATCGCACGTTGCATCGGCCGGTCGACAGGCCGGCTTGCCGACCCGACCGGCATCAAGTTCATCACCCGCAACCCTGCTGGCACCGAGACGGTGTACGTGTACGGCGTCGCGTCTGAGATCACCAAGACCGCGGACGGGATCTACCAGTTCGCGATCCCCCAGTTCACCGCGTCGCATGTCGGCACCTGGTCGTTGCGCACCAACGCATCCGGGGTGCTCGTCGGCGCCCGTGAAGTCACGTTCGAGGTGCTCGCCACCGCGTTCACCACCCCGCTCCCGTGAGTCCCGCATAGCGGGACGCATCCTGCACTACCATACCTTGAAGGAGGATTCGGCGATGCCCACCAGCCCATACCCGTACGCAGTCGGCAAAGATCCCGAGTTCGACGCGTTCCAAGCGAAGCACGACTACTCGAAGTTCAACGCGCAAGCCGACGCCGACCAACGTCGCCGCAAAGCGCAGGAGGACTACACCGCCGCGCTCAAGTCGTTGGAGCAGCAGGGCACGTACGGGCGCCGCAATCTCGACACGTCGATGCTGGCGCGTGGGGTGTTCAAGTCGGGTGAAACGAACCGCCGGCGTGGCGAGCTCGAGTCGACGCTGCTGCAGGGGCGCGCGGCGGCTGACACTGGGCTGGCGAACACGTTGGGTGAGGTGTCGGCGGACATGCAGCGGGCGATGACTGGTCTCGATTTGGATTGGGAGCAGGCGTACTCCGCTGCGTTGGCGCGAGTGAAGGCCGGCGCGGGTGGTGGTGCAGGTGGAGGCGGTTCGGGTGGTGGTGGGCCGAAGTCGGCGCCGATCGCTCCGCTGCCGGTGTGGCCGACGCTGTACCCGGTCGCCGAACCGAAGAAGGTTTCCAAGACGAAGGCGATCGCGATATGAGCACTGTGTACCCGTTCCAGCCTCCGCGTACGCCTACCCCTCGCGATGGGTCGACCCGCCCGCCTCGGGTCGACCCGCGCGAACCTCTCCCGCAGCCTGGCAGTGGCGCGGGTCGCCCTCCGCGGGTGGATCCGCCTCCGTTCGTTCCCGGCCAGCCCGGTGCAGGCCGTCCGCCGCGGGTGGACCCGCCGCCCGGGCCTGTCGGTCCCGGCTACAACACGCCACCGGTCGATCCGCGTCCCCCGCGTGTCGATCCACCTGTCGGCCCGATAGGGCCGGGAATGCGACCGATTCGTACCGATCCGCCGGTCGGACCTCGCATGTCGAAGATGGCGTTCCCGGCCCGTGACGGCACCGGGCCCGCCGCTGATGATGTGCGCGGGCAGGCGTTGGCGTCGCTGCTCGCCCGTGCCGCCAAGTACGGCGACCGTGGCGATTCGACGCAGACGATCACCGATCTGCTCAACGGGGTCGACATGGGTGGCGCCGACCGTGCGAAGGGCGAATGGGAGACCCGTCAGCGGGTGCTCACCGACACTGGTGCCCGGTACACGACCCAGTTGGCTGCAGCGTTGAAGGCGATGCGCGCCAAGATCGGCACCGGTGGTGGTGGCCGCTCCGGTGGTGGCGGTGGTGGCGGCGGCGGGTTGCCTCTGCAGAACGGGCTCACCCAGGCCGACATGATGTGGCTCGACGAGTACATGAAAACGCTGAACGCACCGAAGCCGGCGCCGGGTTACAAGCCGCCCGCGAAGAAGCCTGCTGGTGCGCCCGGCTATGGGGCGTCGCAGCATCCCTTGCCGCCTCCGGTCTATCCGCAGCCGCGTTCTGGACGATGAAGGGTTCCCGATGAGCAACTCCGACTACACCCGCGATGTCGCCGAACGCGGGCTCCAAGCCGTCCGTGATCGCCGCCAATCCACCCAGTACGGCCCCAACAACCGCGACGCCGCGCTCGAGTACCTGTTGTCGTCGGGGTATGGTCGGCCGGCGCCGACGCAGGCGTACGGGCAGTGGGCGCAGTCGCGTGGGTTCCAGCCGCAGGGGTATGAGATCGCGGTCGGGCAGGGCGGCGGGAAGTACAACGGGTTCGAGACCGAAGGCCAGCTCAAGTCGGCGGTCCTCGGCCGCTCCGAGATGCTGCGCAGCCAGGATCAGTCGCACGCCGATCAGTTGGCACGGCTCGCCGACCAGTACCTGTCGGATGCCGAATCCCAGTACGGCACCCAACTGCAGCAGGGTTCAGAGCAGATCGGCCGGAACGTCGGTTACAACCCGGCGCAGGCCGGCGCCCGGGATCTCGCCTCGACGTTCACCGGCATGTTCGACGCCGGCCCCGAATCCGAGTTCGACATGCTCGCCCCCGTGCAACGCGCCGTCGCGAAGGTGCCCGAACTCGCCTACGACCAGGGGACCGGCGAGTACGAGGACACGTTGAACCAGTGGCTCGGCGACACCACCGCCCCCTACCTCGATGCGATCGACACCGCACAGCAGATCGGTTCGACTCCGCTGCGCGACTACGCCACCCTCGCGGGCGCCGAATACGGTGTCGATCCGAACATCGTGGGCGGCTGGTATCCGACCGACTCGATGATCGGCGACTTCCGCGACCAGCGTGACATCAGCGCGATCGAACAGTTCGGGATGACCGACGGCGAGTACCAGCAGTTCATCGACCAGCAGTTGCGCCAACAGGACCAGGACGCACAGTCGGAGCAGCAGGGCTACGACCAGCAGGTTGCGGATGCGATCTTCCAGGTGACGAGCATGGACGCCGGCCAACTCGCACAAGCCGCCGACCTCGACGTGGAGCAGCTGTACTCGGTCGTCGCGTCCGAGCCGTACACGGCGTTGAACGGGATGCTCGGCGAGATCGTCGCCACCCCGGAGCAGGATGAGCAGACGATCCGCCAGCAGGTCGACGACGCGCTCGCCCAAGCGTCAGCCGACCCGGCGTTGTACCGGGTGCTGTACGCGCAGTGGGGTGGCTACGGTGGCGCTGACTGACCCGCGCCTAGCGCTCGGTCTCGCTCTCTCCCAACGTGCTGCTACGGCACCGCGCCGGCAGCTGGTGCCGTTGCGACCGCTCGCCCGTCCGGGTGCGATCACGTTGGATGATCTGCAACGCCGTGCGCAGGCACGCCAGCAGGCTGTCGACAACCTCCCCGGCGGTGGGGGTGGTTCCCGGTCGTTGTTCGAGCAGGTGTCGGATGCGATCACCGGACTCCCGAAGGGTCTCGCGCATCTCGGCCAGTCTGCGGCCAAGACGGCGGCGCTACCGTTCCATCTCGCCGCGGACGCTGCGACGGGCGAGCTCACCGGCGCCGAGCTCGGCACCCTGATTTCGACGGTCCCGTGGTCGTGGGACAACAACCCCGAAGCCGAACGACTCGCCCGCGAGTACGTCCCGTTGGCGCGTGAAGTCGTCGGCTCCGTCGGCGACACCTCCACCCGGCTACGGCACCCGTCGCGGTACATCGACGCGATCCGCGAGGGCCGCATTGTTGATGTCGCGCTCGAGGACATCGGGAACGTCGCGTTGATGGGTGGCCCGGCGTCGAAGGCGTTGGGTGCCGGCGGGCGTACTGCCGCAGCAGCCGGTCGTCCCGCGCTGGCCGCGGGGTTGGAGCGTGCCGCGTTGGGCGCGCAGCGTGCCGGCCGGATCGGCGGTCAGGTGTCGGACGCGCCGTTGAACATCATGCGGGGCGGTGTCCGCCAGTTGACCCGGGAGGCGTCGTTCGCCCGGCAGGGGATGCGAGCAATCGGGCGTGGCGCCGATGCAGGGTTCCAGCGGGCGTTGCAGTCGGACGGCCGGTTGGGTGATGTCGCTCGGACCGTGCAAACCCGTCAGGGGCTGCGTATCACGCCGGAAGGCCGGCTCGGCTACGAGCAGACCCGGAAGGGGCATCGTCTCGGCCAGCGGGCCCACGCCCGGGTGCAGAAAGACATGTACGACGCCTCGGCGGCGGGTGGTTTCCGCACCGCGGAGGAAGGCGCGGCGTTGGCGATGATGAACAAGGTCGGCGACGTCGACAACCTCATCCAAGACGCCGCCGCCGCTAAGGGCCTGAACATGATGCCCGACGACGTTCGCAAGCTCCACGTGCTCGAGAACAAGGCCGAGCAGACGTACACCGCTGATGTGCAGGCCATCGTCCGCGCCTACCGCGACGGCACCCTCGATGCCGACGCCCGGGCCCGCGTCGACGCGCACATGGGCGAGGTGGAGCCGATCCTGCAACGGTTGGAAGAATCCGCGTTGTCGGGCGAGGGGCGTGCGAAGCCGATGGACCCCGAGCAGCTCGGCGACGGCCCGGTGGACCGCTATGTGGTGCAAGCGCTCGTCGACTCCGGTGTCGACCAGGCGACGATCACAGCGATGGACGGGCTCCGTGCGCAGGGCTACGAATGGTCCGATCTTGAGTCGCTGCTGCCCGAGCTCGGCCCGATCCTCGACGACCCGATGTCGTACCCTTCGGCGTGGCGCCCGGCGATGACCGCCGCCCGCCGTGCGAACAGCGCGCTCGACCCGACGACGAATCAGCCTCTCGGTCTCGATGTGCCGGCACGCCCTGACGGTCTGCTTGCTGCCGGTGTCGCCCGTCCCCGCTACCTGCCTGGTGGCCGTTCGCAGTTGGTCGACCCGAAGTCGTTCAAGCTCGGCCGGGAACCCTCCAATCTCGGTATGCGCGGCCTGCAGGGGCTCGGTGCCGACAAGATGCGAGTCGCATCCGAGATCCAGCCGTACTCGCTGCGCGCGCTCGCCGACAAGGCCGGAGCGACGATGCGAACCGTCGAGTTCAACAAGGCGCTGCTCGAGTTCGCCGAGTCCGACACCCTGTCGACCGCTGCGGTGCGGCTCGGCCCGCAGGTGATGGCCGACATCGACGCCACCGCGACCCGCGCGGCGCAGGCTCAGGCGAACGTACCGGAGCGGTTCGATCAGGCGTACCGGGAGGCCCGCGGTGATGCGATCATTCAGGCGCTCGCCGAACAGGGCTACGAAATCTTCGCCGGCGACCCCAAGAACCCGCAGATCGGGGACTTCAACCCGGACACCGCTGTCGACAAGGCGAACGTGACCGCCGACGCTCTGATCCTGCCGATCGGTGTGAAGGCCCGGCTCGTGCAGCAGATGGTCGGCAAGAACTTGAACATTCCGCTGCAGATCCTGCGTGGCATCAACTCCAAGTTCAAGGGTGCGGTGCTGCCGTTCTCGCTGCGCTGGCACCTCGGCGACCTCGTGGGCGGGGCGTTCATGGGCTGGGTCGGTGGCGGCATCCCACCGTGGGAGCTCGTCGGCGCCATGCGCGACCTCAAGGACATGTCGCCCGCCGCCCGGGAGGCGATGATCCGGCATCCCGAGTTCGTCGACTCCGGACTCACGTTCGAGGAATCCCGCTGGCGCAACGACGGACCCGACGCCAAGCAACCCAAGACCCCGATCGGCCGGTTCCAACGCAAGAGCTTCAAGGCCAACGAAGTCATCAACCGGGTGAACCGGCAGGGCTACCTGCTCGCCAAGACCCAACGGCTGCTCGAGGCCAAGGGGCTCGACCTCGATGCCGTCGACCGGATGGACGGTTGGGAATCGCCCGACGTACAAGCTGTGATCGGCGAGGCAGTCGAGGACGCGAACAAGGTGATGGGCACCTTCGACGAGCTGTCACCTCTCGAACAGCGGTGGATGAAGAACGTGTTTCCGTTCTACGTGTGGTCGCGGCACATCACGATGCTCGCCGCGCGCACCGCGATCGACAACCCTGCCCGGCTGGTGTGGACGCTCCGGCTCGGTGCGTACGGCGCCGACGACGAGGATCTGCCCGACTGGCTGCGAGGCTCGATCCGGTTGCCGGACGGCGCGGTTCCGGACTTCCTCGGCGAGGGCGACCAGCTGCTCCCGATGAGCTTCCTCAACCCGTTCAACGACGTCGTCAACTCGCCAGCGTGGACCCCCCAAGGTGTCACCCGCTCGCTGTCACCCGGCATCAAAATCCCAGCGGCCGGGATCTTCGGCTATGAACCGGGACGCACCTTCAACGAACCAATTCGCAAAATCTCGCGCCCCTACGGCGAGGATCGCAACCCGATCACCGACATGCTCGCAGCGGGTCTCCGCACCTTTCCGATCACGCGTGAAGCGCAGAACCTCGCACCCACAGGGAACCTCGGAGAACTCACCGGATGGTCGGCACTCGACACGATCGGGCTCGGACCCGTCCCGCGATACACGTCCGGACGCAACATGGTCGACAAGAACGGCGACCCGATCGACTCGACCCCCCGCTCCCTCATCCCGCTGCGCCTCATGGGCATCCCTGTCCCCACGTCGGCTGATGATGCTGAGGCGATCCAGAAGGCTGCGGCCGGCCGCGCGGG